ACTCAGGCCGAAGTATGGGATAAAAGCCCTTCAGGGAGATCATCTCCAGGGATTGGCTACCGATGCGCTGAATACGATCAGGAAAGCTAACTTCAGAATTCCGAGGCTGCAGATGCCGACGGATCTAACGAGACCGAGGATGTATAACATATTCTCGGATAGAATCTACTAAAGGAGTAAATAAATGGCTACTGCAATTCAACTTGGCCTGGTTCCAGGGTTTGCGGAGCAGGATGGAGACCAAATTGCGAGGCTCCTCTCCGGCGGCGGGGCTGGCCCTGTTGCTCCTGGGGCTGCTTGGGGGCTTGGCAATACTACTCAGCCAGCTCAAGCTGCAACTGGGAACAACAACTTCGGAACAGCGGCCCCTATTACCGCCAGCGTTACCGCCTTGACGACGGTGACAGGGACGAACAACTCGGTAACTCTACCGCAGATCGTCGCTGGAACTATGGTGAGGATTTTCAACACCTCTGCGAACGTGGCGTATATTTTTCCTCCTCTCCTGACGCAGCACATCGACACCGCGGGAAATGGACAGTCGGTATTTCTATCAGGAGCGGCGAGGTGTGACTATATGTATATGGGGAACAATGCTTGGCTGAGTAGCTTGTTGGGTTCGCCGTCTGCGTGAAGGGGCTATGTCCATGTTTGCAAAGCAAACTTCAATTCTCTAATCCAACCCGAACCTCATGGCCCGTCTCCCTCTAGTCGGGGGATCATATTCCCCAAGAAGTGTTATCGCGAACTGTCAGCGGTGCATAAACCTGTACCCAGAGCATAATGCTGTGGGGCCGCCGGTTCCAGTCACACACTATCAGCGCCCTGGGCTAAAGCCTCTCTTTAGAGGGGTAAATGCGGTGGTGAGGTGTTTATACCAAGCCTCGAATGGGAAGGGTTATGCAGTTATAGATCATACGGTCTATGCGATTAACCCGAACTGGACGCTGAGATCATTAGGGACGATTACTACTGCTAAGACTAATCCAGCCAGCATGACTGATAACGGGGTGAATATTTTCATCGTGGATGGGAGTCAGAACGGCTGGGGCATTAGGATGAGTGATGATACCTTTTATCCGCTGAACGATCCTACAGGATTGTTCAAAGGAGCAGATAGAGTTGATGTAATAGACACTTTTATCATCTCTAATAATGTTGGAATAGCACCAAATAATGAGGTTATTAGTACATTATCAGCTACTGGAAAGGACGGAGATGGTTTGCCAGTAAGTGGAGGGATTAAGTATAATGATCAGGCTGGAAATGCTTCGACTATGTTTGGCTTCAAAGCCGCGTATCCTGATCCAGTCCAAACTCTTATCGTAAACAATCATCAGGTTATAATCTTTGGAACACTCAAGTCTGAGATCTGGTTTAACGGTGGCCTTCCAGGTTTCCCTTTTCTCATGTATCAAGGCGCCTATATTGAACACGGCGCGGCGAAATACTCTATCGCCTGCACCGATATCTCCGTCTTCTTCCTCGGGCAAGATCTCCAGGGAGATGGAGTGGTTTGGAGAGTTGGAGGAGATAACGCATATCGCTGCCGGAGAATTTCTAATCATGCGTTAGAGTTCCAAATCAGGAAGATGAAGAATGAAAGTCAGATTTCTGATGCAATTGGATACTGCTATCAGCAGGATGGTCATTTCTACTACGTCTTACACTTTCCTGCCGGGGACCAAACTTGGGTTTATGACGACACCCTCGGAGCACAAGACCCAAACATCGCTTGGCACCAAGAGGGATGGACAGATCCACAGACAGGTATCCTGCATCGCCATCGGGCTAATTGCCATGCTTTCATCTATGGGAAGAATGTGGTCGGGGATTTTGAGAACGGGACCATCTACGAAATGAGCTTAGATACCTACACCGATACTGTATCCGGGATAGTTTGTCCAATTACATTCCTCCGAACCTTCCCTCATATCGGAACAGGGGAAACCGATCTTGGCCCCTTTGGGAAGCGACCAATCCCCGCAGACGGGAGAAGAATCCAGTTCACCGCCTTTATGCTGGATCTGGAATGTGGCATGGCTTCAGGCCCCGCGACCATTGCACTTAGATATTCCGACGACAGAGGGAGGACGTATTCGAGTGATGTTCTACAGACAGGAGGTCAGTTGGGGCAGTACCTCACTCAACCCGCTTGGCGGGGACTGGGTATTGCTAGAGATAGAGTGTTCGAGGTAGAATATTCTTTTAATGGCCCTGCGGCTCTAAACGGGGCCTGGGTAGAGGGAGTAGTGCTGGATTCATGAGTACTACAACAACCCCGCCGGTATCGGCACAGTTTAATCTATTTCCTTCTGCTGCTACGCCGGTGATAAATCCAGACGGTACTATGGCTATGCCGTGGTATAGATTCCTTCAAGGAATCTGGGGGCAGATAAACCGGCAAACTCCTATGAGTATAACTATCGACTCGGTGAATGATAAGGCGGATAAGGCGTTAGCAGCCTTAGGAGTTGTGAGCTTTGATGGGCAAGCCACTACTGCCGGAGGCCCGAGCGGATATCTGAACATTACTGTAAACAATCAACACTTTAAGATCCAGCTCTATGTTCCCTGAAGTTCCAGCCCCGTTTTTGGTCTTAGCTCTCCCGAGGAGTAGGACCGCGTGGCTGTCTAAGTTTCTCTCTTACCGCCCTTGGGTCTGCGGGCATGACCAAATCAGATACTTTCGAACCTTAGATGACGCCAGAAGATGGTTCATGCAGCCGTATATCGGGAGTTCTGAGACAATCGCGGCCCCATACTGGAGATTGTTTGAAAGGTTTCTTCCGGGAGGGAGGGTTCTAACCGTTAGAAGAGAACCTAAAGAAGTTATGGAGAGTATAAAGAGGCAAGGGATCTCCGGAATGGATGTCCCGATGATGTTCCAGATGCTACAGAGGATCGACAGGAAGCTAGACCAGATTGCTGAGAGAGTCCCGAATGCCGTGTCGGTTCCGTGGGTAGGGTTATCAAATCCTGTTATAGCTAAAGCCGCGTTTGAGCATTGTTTAGGGGTGGAATTTAATCTGGAATGGTGGGCTCATTGGAATAAGATTAATGTCCAAATAGACTATGATGCGCAACAGAGGTATCTGTGGACCCATCTGGAGCCATTAGCACAGTTGAGCAACATGGCTCGACATCAGATGTTTGTGGACATATCTGCAAGAGAACAGGTTATTAGAGACGGGTTGGAGATAAAAGAGGAGACATTAGAAGAATCCTTTAAAGACGCTATCCCATTATTTCAAGATCATTGTATGTCTGTCGGGGAACCACCGGACGAATGGACTCGGAACAACATTCAAACTCTTTCTAATATGGAAAAGGCTGGGTTTTTGCAGGTTCTTACCGCTAGAGCTAATGGGAAGATGTTCGGATATCTAGTCTCGATCTTGGGGCTGGATGGACACGACTCCGGGACGGAGAGGTCTGCTAGTCATACTTTGTTCTTCGCCTCGAAAGAGTGGCCAGGGGCGGGGCTGAGGCTCCAGAGGACAGCGCTGAGCTTACTCAAATCAAAAGGGTTTGATACAGTTGTGATGAGGTCTGGACTGGGACTGGGAGCAAAGGTTGAGACGATCTATAAGAGGATCGGGGCGGAGCCAGACGGGAAGCTGTTTAAAGTGAAGTTGGAGAGCTGAGATGGCCATAACAGCTGCAGCCGTTATCGGTGGTAGTTCGATATTATCCGGCGTCCTCGGCTCCTCTGCCTCCAAACGCGCTGGGAATACTCAATCCCAAGCTGCGCAATATGTCGCGAATCTTCAGTACCAGATGTATAGGGAAACTGCGGCGAGGCTGCAGCCGTGGGTAGCGACAGGAGGGGCAGCTAATACTCAGTTAGCTGGCCTGCTCGGTCTCCCGGGATATACTGCCTCCGGAGCTGGAGGGATGGGGACTGGGAGCTTAGTCACTCCTTTCAATCCTACTATGGCGCAACTGGAATCAACTCCCGGATATCAGTTTACTCGAAATCAAGGCCTCATGGCGGTAGGAAACCAAGCCGCCGGGGCTGGACAGGGTGGTGGGATTAGTCCCAGTGGAGCGGTTACTGCGTCGGGAGCTGAAGCCCGAGGCGCTGCGAGCTTTGCTACCGGGTTAGCCTCTACGACGTATCAGCAACAATTCCAAAACTACTGGACTCAATTAAACAATATCTACAACATGCTCTCTGGTGTCTCCGCAACTGGGGCTAACGCCGCCGCCGGGGTAGGTCAAGCTGGAACTACCGCTGCTGGTCAGGCCGGGGCTGCGTTGACGTCAGGAGCAGCGGCGAGTGCTGCTGGGACTGTAGGATCAGCGAATGCTATTGGGAGTGG